CCCTCGTTGTCCCTCGTTGTCCCTCGAGCGGCTCTGAACTAGCACATTCCTGAAGGCCCACCTATTTCAAACTTGCTTTGGCATTTTACATAATAAACACTATACTATTGGTATTGACAAAACCATTGGAGCTGTGTTGCAGCCACCCCTGCCCGATTCAGTTCAGGAAATCGCTGACGTTATTGGTCGCGAGCGTGCGCTGCTGCTCATCGGCCGCCTGCCTCGGTACTCATGCAGAGGAGCCACGAACCGTGTGCTGCTGTATGTGCCGAAGCTGGCGAATCTCACTGCAGACCACAAACTGGTCGGCATTCTGGGCCGGAGCGACGCAGAGAGGCTTTGTCGGGTGTTCGGTGGCGAGACTTTGAAGCCGGCGAACTGCGCGTTTATCTACAAGCGATACCGCGACTCGCAGATTGTGCGTCTGGCAAACGAAGGATTGGATTCACCCCGCATCTCTGAACTCATGAACGTCAGCGCGTCGCAAGTGCGCCTCATTCTGCAACGCGCGCGTGCGCGTATCTCGCAGGAGGACTCGCGAAGCGGTGTTGACGAGAATGGGCCGTATACCACCTAACACTGAAATAGCAACAATGGAACACCAACCCGATAACACTTTTCTCGGCGCCAAGCTCGTTTCAGCCTGGTTCGCAGTCGGTATCTCTTCATGGTCCGATTTCGCGGCTTTCTGCGCCGCGGGCTACACCATCATGCTCGGCGCCCACTTTCTGTGGGTTCACGGCCTTCGACAGTTTTTCGTCAATCGCGGCCTCCTGAAACCGCTCACGCCTGTAGAGAAACAAGCCGTCGAGCAAGAGAAAAAGGAAGAAGACAATGAGCTCCCTCTTTAAGCACGCAATGGGCATCCTGGCCCTGGCTATCGTCATTACGGCCTTCCTGTTGATTCTCTTCGTCGACCGCGGATGCTGGCTCGCTTTTGATGCCGTCATGGTTCTCGCGTGCGGCGCCGATTTCATGACCTACGCGCGGAGTATCCATCGTGGAGCTCAAGTTTAAGCGCGCTATGCAAGGGCTGCTCATCGCCCTCACCATCGCATACTCAATCGCATCAGCTATGTCACCGAAGAGCGCTGATGCTGACTCGCATACGACGTCCGGTCCCGGCACGTTTTTCCTGCTGGTCGCGACGCTCTGAGGTTGAATCGTGCAACTCAAATTTAAGCCCAGCGCCAAGCTCATTGCTATCGTAGGAGCAAGCGCAGCAGCAATCCTCACCGCAACCGTTCCGCAGCACGAAGGCGTGAAGCTCACCGGCTATCGCGACCCTGTAGGCATTGCGACGTCATGCGTGGGCCACACGGGCGCTGATGCAGTCGTCGGAAAGAGCTATACGGTTGATGAGTGCCAGACGACGCTCAACGCCGACCTGGAGAAGCACGCGGCCGGCGTCATGGCCTGCATCCACAAACCGATGACGGATGGCGAGAAAGCGGCGTTTTCGAGTTTCGCATTCAACGTCGGCGTCGCGAAGTTCTGCGGCTCTGGGATGGCTCGCAAAGCCAATGCCGGCGACATGAAAGGCGCCTGCGCTGAGCTCAGCAAATGGGTCTATGCCGGCAACAAGGTGTTGCCGGGCCTCGTTAAACGTCGCGCCGATGAGCGCGCAATCTGTGAAGGGAAGTCGCAATGAACAAGTACCTCATCATCGCCGCAGCCGTTGCCAGTATTGGCCTCGCTGTAGGCGCATACGAGTTTGGTGTTCACGTCGAGCACCAGGCCCGCCTGGCCGAAGTGACTGGCCTGAAGACAGAGGCTGCGCTGTCGCTCGCAGCCGCAAACAAATCCGCTGCTGATGCACAGCAAGCGGCCCGTGACATCGAAGCAAAGCGTGTTGCGGATATGTCCGCTATCGACACGCAATACCAAACGGAGTTGAACAATGCGAAAGCTGATGCTGACAACACTATCGCTGGCCTGCGCGCTGGCACTCTCAGCGTGCGCAGCAGGCTCACCTGCCCTCGCCCCGGCCTGTCCGGCACCGGTACCAGCACCACGCCTGGCGCCAGTGCCAGCAGCGCTGCTGACGCCAGTGCCTACGGACTTCAAGACGAAGATGTTGAGTTTCTGTTGCGAGAAGCCGACCGCGCCGACGCAGTAACGCTGCAGCTGCGTGCCCTGCAGGACGTCGTCAGGCAGGAACGCGAGGGGCAGTGATAGAAAACGCCTATGAATCGCGCGATGTATCGCATCAAATGCTATTTGAGTCAACAGAAATGCACCAATACAGTGCTAAAACTGTTCAAAAATGGGCATAGCGATAGGTAATCTCAATCGCGCGGGTCCTTCCCATAGGGGGGCGGGTAGTGAGGCCCGACGACTCGCCAGGGCCCATATCTGCGTGATTTTTTCAAAATTTGACTTTATTACTACCCCCATAGCCCTATACCGCGGAACGCATGATTGTCAACCGAACTGAGCTTGCAAAAGCTTTCAATAAATCGCCTCCGACCATCGACGTCTGGGTCGCTGACGGCTGCCCTATTCAAAAGAAGAGTAGTAAAGGCGTTGCCGCTGAGTTCGTGCTTCCTGACGTCATCGCCTGGTACACCGCAAAGGCGGTTTCAGTCGCAACCGGCACCACTCCGGCAGACGAGTCGGAGCTAAAGCTGCGTCGCCTGAAGGCTGAGACCGAGATTTCGGAGCTCAACCGTGAAAAGACGGAGCTCGACCTGGCGAAAGCCAAGGGCGAAGTGTCGGCGGTGCGCGACTTCGAGCGCGCGCAGGCCTCAATTTTCGCAACCATCCGCCAGAACGTGCTGATGACTCCGGCCAACGTCGCATCGTCGCTGATGGGCTGCACGGACGAATCCGAGTTCAAGCGCGTGATGGTCGCGGCGCTGAAGGAGGCGCTCGAGTCTGCAGCGAATGCTGACATCGAGCTCGACGACGAAGAAGAAACGACGTGAAAGTAACAAACCAGTTCTCCAATCCGCTTGCCGTTCTCGCCTCGCTGCGGAACGCGCTGAAGCAGCTCAAGCCGCCTCCGGACATTGCGCCGTCGAAGTGGGCGGAGGATAACGTCTGGATTCCAGAAGGCAACGCGAAGCCAGGCAAGCTGCGCTTCACCAACGCGCCATATCAGCGCGGGATGCTCGACGTCATCAAAGAGCCCGGCGTGTACCGAGTGACGTACATGACTGGCGCCCAGCTGGGCAAGACGACCGTGCAGCAGTGTGTGACGGGCTACTTCATCGCGCACGAACCGCGCTCGCAGATGTTCGTGCAGCCCAGCCAAGGCGACGTGCAGACGTTTTTGGAAACGAAGCTGCGGCCGATGCTCGAGTCGAATCCTACCATCCGCGAAAAGATGGCGAAGCCGCGCGGGCGCGACGGCGTGAACAACAGCCGCATCATCAGTTTCATGGGCGGCTTCCTGATGTTCGCCTGGGCGGGCTCGACGAAGACCCTCCGCGGCCGCAGTGCGCCAATCATCCAGGCCGATGAAATCAACGGCTTCGAGACCACCGCCGAAGGTGACCCGGGCGAGCTCATCGCGCAGCGCGCGGCGTCGTTCGGCGACCAGGCTCTGCGCACGGAAAGTTCCACGCCGACAGAGAAAGGCGGCCGCATCGACAAGGCATTTTACGAAGGCGACCAACGCCGGTACTACGTGCCCTGCCCGCACTGCGACGCGCCCCAATATTTGCGCTGGGAAAACGTCATGTGGACCGGCCGGCGGTCTACCGGCATCGAGGATTACGCGAAGGACCAAAACCGCGCTGACGAACACAATCCGCTCGACGCGCAGTACATGTGCGAAGCGTGCGGCGTGGGCTGGAGTGACGCTGAGCGCAAGGCCGCCATTCGTGCGGCTGAAGCTGCCGGCCACGGCTGGAAGGCTGCGAAGCCGTTCAAAGGCCACGCTTCGTTCCACGCGCCGGAGCTGCTGTCGACGTTCCGCGACATGAGCAAAATCGTCCAGTCCTACCTGGACAAAATCGCGCTCGACGACATGCGCTCGTTCGTGAACGTGTCGCTGGGCGAGCCGTATGAGGTCGAAGGCGACAAAGCGGACCCGAACAAGCTGATGGCCCGCCGCGAGGTCTACAAGGCCCAGGTACCGATGGGCGCGGTGTACGCCACTGCAGGCATCGACGCGCAGGCCGACCGGTTGGAAGTTGAGCGCGTGGGCTGGGGCATTAACGAAGAGTCCTGGCGCATCGACTACAAAGTGCTGTGGGGCGATACGCTCCTGCCGGAAGTCTGGATTGAGCTCGAGGACTACCTGAACGAAGAGCTCCAGCACGAATCTGGCGCAGTCATGCGCGTCCGTGCGGCCTGCGTCGACACGGGTGGCCAGGCTGGCCACGATGCGGTGGTTCACGACTGGCTTCGCGGCAAGACGGGGCGCGGCATTTTTGGTATCAAGGGCACGCCAGGCTGGGGCAAGGGCGTTATCGGCACGATTATGCGCAAGCAGCAGGGTAAGAACGCCCGGAAAGTTGACGTGTACCCAGTCTACGGCGACGAGGCGAAGCTTCTCATCATGCGCCGCCTGGCGATGGAGGCTCCCGGGCCGGGCTTTTGCCACTTCGACGAGGACGCTGACGAAGAATATTTCGCGCAGCTCACTTCCGAAAAGCTCGTTACGCACTATACGAAAGGGTTCCCGGTGCGAAAGTGGTGCAAACCGCCGAAGGCGCGCAACGAAGCGCTCGACTGCCGCGTGTACGCGTATGCGGCGCTGAAAATCATGCGTCCGGACCTGAAAAGGCTCACCGAACGCATAGCAGGCGCCGAATACACCCCGCCAAAGCAGCTTGTGAAGCCCAGGAAGGCTCCAGAACCGGCTCCAGCGGCCGCTGAGGTACCCACGCCTATCTCGCAGGGGGAACGCCCGGTTAAGGCCCCGGAGAATGTGCCTATTGTCCGGTCCAAGCGCCTCACTGCCCGTAATGGCGGCGGTGGAAATTGGGCCACACGCTGGTAACAGATGACACAACTCAACTCCACTTTCCATATCCGAGCCCTCGCTGGGTTCGATTTCGACTACAGCGTGAAGCGAGATGACTATCCGGTCGACAAATGGCAGCTCAGTGCTGTCATTCGCGGCCCGATGGCCATCGACCTAGTTGCCGCGGTGCAGGGTGAATCGTTCGTGTTTTCCGCGCCGGCATCGACTACCACAACCTGGCTGCCTGGTGAGTATTGGTACAGCCTGCGCGCGACCAACGGCACCGCTGTTCGGGAGATGGATAGCGGCCGTATGACCGTAAGCCCCGACCTGGCGGCCATGACCGAGCCTTATGACGGCCGCAGCCCGGCGGAACTCGCGCTCGCATCAATCGAAGCTGTGCTCGCGAAGCGCGCTACGCAGGACCAACAGCGCTATACGATTAATGGGCGTGAGTTGTGGCGCACTCCTATTCCCGAACTGCTGAAGCTGCGGACCTTCTACGCAGTGCAAGTGAGCCGCGAAAGAGCCAGTAAGAGCGGCAAAAATCGCTTCGGCCGCCCAATTTACGTGAAATTCTAATGAAACTGCCATTCTTTAACGGTCGTCGCAACGAGCAACCGAAGCCTGCGCGGGCAAAGCGCAACTTCATTCCCTCGCTCGCTCAGAACCTCAAGAATAGCGTCGCTGGCATGTTCAAGTCGTCGTATGCCGACGCAATGGACGGCTGGGGCACGATTCCGACATCGCCGGACCAATTCATCGCCATGCGCCAGCCGGCGCTTGTCGCGCGCTCGCGTGAGCAGTGGTCGAATAACGACTACGTGCACGCGTTCGTTCGCAAGTGCGGTCAGAACATCGTCGGCAGCAACGGCGTCGTCATGCAGGGAAAGGTTGCTCTCGCAAACGGCAAGCCCGACGCGAATGCCAACAATGCCCTCGAAGACGCCTTCAAGTGCTGGGCTGAGCCGGACAACTGCGATGTGACGGGCGAATCGTCATGGCGTGAGCTGCAGGTAATGGCGGTCGAGCACGCGGCACGCGACGGTGAGTTCATTTTCCGAAAGGTCTTCGGTGAGTCGGCAGGCAAGTTCGGCTTCGCGCTGCAGGCCATCGACCCTATCCGTCTGCCCGTTCAGTATGAGGCGGGCACCTACGGCGAAAGCGGAAATTTCATCCGCCAGGGCGTCGAGTTCACGAAGTACGGAAAGCCGGTTGCGTATCACTTCACGTCGCTCGACGAGTGGGACTCGTACTGGTACAGCATCAACGGCAAGGGCTACGTTCGCGTGCCGGCCGAAGAGATTATTCACGGATTTGTGAAGGGAATGGCTGGGCAGCGCCGCGGTATTCCTTGGACGGCTACAAGCTTGTTCCGCCTGCATCACTTGCAGGGCTTCGAAGACGCAGCTGTGCAGAATGCGCGCGCGTCGGCGTCGAAAATGGGCTTTTTCGAGCCGGATAAGGACCTCGCGCAGAACGATGACGACGCAGATTATGACTTAACAATCAACGCTGAGCCGCTGTCGTTTCACACGTTGCCTCCCGGCTACAAGCTTGCCGAGTGGTCGCCGAACTACCCGTCTGGTGAGTTTGCAGTTTTTCACAAAGCGATGCTTCGTGGCTCTGCGGCTGGCATGGGCGTGGGCTACAACGAGCTGTCGGGTGACCTCGAAGGCGCGAACCTGTCGACTATGCGCACAGCTGCTGTGACCGAGCGTGAGTTGTGGAAAGACCGCCAGATGTGGCTCATCGAGAAGCTGTGCATTCCGGTGTATCGCGAGTGGCTGAAGCATGCCCTGCTCCGCGGTCTCATCGCCGGAAAGAACGGCAAGCCGCTGCCTCCGGCAAAAATCGCTGCGTATCAGGACGTGCATTTCCAAGGCCGTCGCTGGACCTGGATGGACCCGCTGAAGGAAGCGACCGCGAACGTTCTGGAAATCCAGACCGGTATCAAGTCGCCGTCGGCGGTTATCCGTGAGCAAGGCAAGGACCCGGACGACGTTTACCGTGAAATCGCGCAGGACATGCAGCGGATGAAGGAAGCCGGTATTCCGGAGAACGTCATCCAGAAGATTTTCGGCCTTCCGCTGGCACCGATTGACCCTAACGCAATCATCGCCGGCACTCAATCCGACGACTAATTTTCGCCCTGAGGATTTAGGAATCCTCACTTAAATACAAGGAGTTTTTGTGAAGCGAGACAAGACGCAGAGCGCAGGTGAGTTCATCGCGCGCAATCTGCAAGAAATCAAAGACCTTGGCGGCCTGGCGCGCGTCGCCACCGTCGGCGCTATCGACGTCGAAGCGCGCACTGTCGAAGTGTCGTTCTCGAGCGAGACGGATTCGGTCGAGCGCTGGTTCGGCATCGAAGTGCTGTCGCATGACGCCGGCGCAGTTGACCTGTCGCGCCTTAATAACGCTGCACCGGTGCTCTGGATGCACAACACCACGGACCAGCGCGGCGTCGTGGTGTCGGCGCGCGTCGACGCGGACCGCAAGGGCCGTGCGGTGCTGCGTTTCAGCCAGAACCCTGCCGGAGAACAGCTGTTCCGCGACATTCAGGACCAAATCGTCACAAAAATTTCGGTCGGTTATCAGCCGACGGGCATGCGGCTCGTCGAAGAAAGAGCCGATGGAACGGACGTGTTTTTGGTGACGAGCTGGCAGCCGTACGAAATTTCTTTGGTTTCTGTGCCTGCAGATGACTCAGTAGGCGTCGGACGAAGCTATACAAATAAACAAGGTGTCGCGTCGGATAGCACAAAAGCTGTGTCCGCGCCTATTTCGCAGGGGGAAGTTAACAACGAATCCCGCGAAACTCGTAGTAATCCTCAACCCACCCAACCAACAAAGGGTAAGCAAAAAATGGAAAAATTCCTTCGTGACGCGTCGGGCAATCTCGTCCGCGCAATCGTGGATGAAGCTGGCGCAATCACGCAGGTGCTCGAAGTCATCGAGCGCGCCGGCGACGACGCACGCAACGCGCAATCGCGCGGTGCAGACACGGAACGTAGCCGCGTTCGCGACCTGACCGAGATGGGTAAGCAGTATGGCAAGTCTGACCTCGCGGCTGAGTTCGTTCTGACGGGCAAGTCGGCAGAAGACTTCCGTCGGGAACTGCTCGGTGCATTCGCAGCTGAGCGTACCGCAAAGCCGATGGCTGACCAAGTCAAGGGTTCTGAAATCGGCCTGACCGACAAGGAAACGCGCCAGTTCTCCATCCTGAAGGCAACCCGCGCGCTGGCCAACCCGCACGACAAAAAGTTCCAAAAGGACGCTGCATTCGAATTCGAGTGCTCGCGTGCCGCTGAAGACATGTACGGCAAGCAGTCGAAGGGCATCCTGATTCCGTCGGACGTGCTTAACCGCGCGTTCGCGACGACCACTGGCGGCGGCGCTGCCGTGGCTACGAACCTGCTGGCGAACCAGTTCATCGAGCTGCTCCGCCACAAGACCTGGGCGATGAAGCGCGTCACCACGATGGGCGGACTCGTCGGCAACGTCGACATCCCGCGTCAGAACGCTGCTGGCCAGGCGTACTGGGTCGGTGAAGGCGGCGCTCCGACGGCATCGGCACCGGGCCTTGACCAAATCGCGTTCACGCCGAAGTCGCTGGCTGCATACACCGACGTGACCCGTCGCCTGATGCTGCAATCGACGCCTGACGCAGAAGCGATGGTCCGCAACGACCTGCTCCGCGTGCTGGGCCTCGAGCTCGACCGCGCTGTGCTGTACGGCACCGGTGCTGACGGTCAACCGAAGGGCCTGCTCAACCAGAACGGCCTGGCACACGTGGACCTGGCTGGCATGTTCGCCTCGTTCGCCGAATACGTCGCAATGGAAACAGAAATCGCCGCAGCTGACGCTGACGTAGAAGTAATGTCGTACGTCATCAACGCGAAGGCTCGCGGCAATGCGAAGACCACGCAGAAGTTCCCTGGCACGCCGACTGGCGCGACCATCTGGGAACAGGGCAACACTATCAACGGCTACAACGTCGATGTGACGAACCAGCTGGTCGATGGCGACGCCTTCCTGGGCGCCTGGTCGAGCTACGTCGTGGCAATGTGGGGCGGTCTCGACCTGACGGTCGACCCGTACTCGCTGAGCACGTCGGGCAGCACGCGTCTGGTGGTGTTCCAGGAAGTCGACATGAACGTCCGCCACCTCGAGTCGTTCGTACACGGCTCCAAGCCGGCTGCGTAAGCGGTGAAAACGCCTAGGACAACTGGGCGTTTTATAAAAATCAAAGAAGGCCGCCAACCCGGCGGCCTTCTTTACTAAGCGGCTCCGAAATGCAATTCTCACCTCGCGTCATGCAACTTAAAGCAGTCTCCTCGTTCCTCCTGGAGGGCGCGGCCGTTCGTGCTGGCCAGCTCGTCGAAGTGGTCGAAAGCGACGCTCGGCAACTCCTGCGCCTGGGCGTCGCCAAAGTGCACAAAGTCGAAGACGAAGTGCGCGCTGAAGTGGCCAAACGCAAGGGGTCGTAATGCCGACTCCAGCGTGGGACAACCCCGCGGACTTCATCGACCTGGGCGATTTCGCCGTGAAAGGCGTCATCGAGTTCGTGCCGCAAGGCAAGACTGCGCGCAATCTCGACGGCACCACGCGCGACATCACCGGCATTTTCGATGAACCGTACTTGAAGGCCGGCCTGCGCGGTGATTACGAGCTCGACTCCGAGAGTCCGCGCTTCACGTGCGTGGAAGGCTCGAGCACTGGCGCGCGCAAAGGCGACACGCTTGTCGTCTACAACTCTGACGGCAAGACGGTGTTCGGCACCTACTCAATCATGACCAGCCCTCAGCCTGACGGCACGGGTCTCGAGACGCTCGAGCTATCGAAGCAGGACTGACGCGATGAGCAACGAACTGCTGCACGTCGCCATCGACCAGACCACCATGGCGGACCTCCAGAAAGACCTGGGTGGCACGCCTAAGCAGGTGGAGCTGGCGTTCCGGCGCGCGTGCACACGCACGGCCGCAAAGCTGCAGAAGCTCGCTACGAAAGCGCTTGTTTCCGAGCTCGAGATTGACCAGCTGAAGAAATTTCGTAGGCGCCTGCTGTCGTTCCGGATGAAAAAGACCGGCGAAGGCGGGATGAAGCTTTGGTACGGCCTGAACGACTTGCCCCCTACATGGCTGAGCGGCACGCCCGCCAAAACGCCTTCCGGCGTGACGTTCCGCGACAAGCAATACCAGGGTGCGTTCCTGAGCCATTCCGGGCTCATTTACAAGCGCCAGGGCAAGGCGCGGTACCCCATCGAGACGCTTGGGTACCCGTTTCAAGAGAAGGCCGAAAGAATCATCGAGCGGAGTGTGTTCGACAAAGTTGCCGTGATTTTCTGGGCTGAATTCGAACGCGACCTGAAGGCCCGTATCAACTACAACATCGGTGCGAAGTGATGCAAGAAGACGTAAACCCTTTTCTCGACCTGGACGCGCTGCATGCAGCTATCGAGTCCGAAATCACGGCCCAATATCCGGACCTTAAGGTCGTCGAGTTCTATCGCGAAGAAGAACGGAAGCAACTTCCTCTTCCGGCGATTCTGCTCGACTTGACAGAGTTCGAAGTCGAAACCGATAAAGACCCGGGCACCGGCCAGCTCGCCGTGAACGCGCGCTTCGAAGCTGAAATCATTTTCGGGTTCAACACGCCGAACGTTAAGCGCGAAATTCGCAAGTTCGCGGCGGCATTCGCGGCCTGGCTTCGCCTGCGCCGCTGGAAAGGCATCGTAGGCCCCGACGCCGTGCAGGTCATCGGCTGCTATCGCGACGCATTCCATCCGCAGCTCGACAAGTACGAAGTATGGCGCGTCGAGTTCGCGCAGGTGCTCTATATCGGCGAAAAGGACTGGACCAACGAAGGAAAGATTCCGTCGACGGTCTACATTGGCTACTCGCCGGCGGTCGGCACCGGCAGCGAGCCGGCCTACACGGAGCTTACGTGAACGACCACGAATTCGCACTGAGCGAAGCCCATCGAAAGGTCGCGCAGCTCATCCGGTTCGGCGTCATCACGGCGGTGGACCTCGCCAACGCGCGCGTGCAGTGTGCGTGCGGCGGACTGAGCACCGACTGGCTGCCGTGGCATGCCGGCCGCGCAGGCTCGACCCGTAAGTGGTCTGCTCCGAGCGTGGGCGAGCAAGTCATCGTGTTCGCGCCGTCTGGCGACACCAGCACCGGCTTCGTCCTGCCGGGCTTCTATCAAGACGACCACCCTGCCCCTTCGGCCAGCGCCACGGAAGACCGCACGACGTTCGCGGACGGCAGCGAAGTGATTTACGACGCGGCATCGCACACGCTGACGGTGAACGTCGGCACGGGCAACGTCATCGTGAACTGCAAGGTCGCGACGGTCAAAGCGGAAACGAGCGTCACTCTCGACACGCCGGAAGCGACGATTACGGGCAACCTGACGGTCATGAAGAACCTTGGGGTCACCGGAGCTATGAACGTTCAAGGCGAAGGCGCTGATGGGGCTGTATCGACGTTCGCGGGCACCATTGCAGTCCAGGGTGGCGACGTGACGGCGGACAACATCTCGCTGAAGGGCCACCACCACACCGAACAGGGTGACGGAGCGCCGACTTCTGACGCACAAGCGTAATTAGACCGTTTGTCGCGCTATACCTCATATAGCGTGCAACTGCGCGCGCGCCTATCTCGCAGGAGGAAGGTGCGCGCCGTATATCACAGAATCAAACAATGAACGGCACCAACGCACAAACCGGAAAGCCGCTGGGTGGCATCGACCACCTGCGCCAGTCGATTGTCGACATCCTCACGACCCCGATTGGGTCGCGGGTGATGCGTCGCGACTATGGCAGCCAGCTGCCTGACCTGGTGGACGCGCCCACGAACTCGGAAACCACGATGGACATGATTGCCGCCGCGGTGGACGCGCTCACCAAATGGGAGCCGCGCATCGCCCTCACCCAAGTCACTATCGCATCCGCCTCGCCGGGAGAGGTCCAGCTGAATCTCACTGGCCAATACCTGCCGGACGGTCAAGTCGTGACATTTGACGGAATCAAAGTTAACTAAATGGCCGGCGCATTCACAACTGTCAATCTCTCGCAGCTCCCGGCGCCTGACGCCGTCGAAGCGCTTGACTTCGAGACCATTTTCTCGGCGATGCTGTCCGATATGCAGACGCGCATGGTCGCGGCCGGCGCATCGTTCACGGCCCTGCTCGAGAGCGACCCTGTCTACAAAATCCTGGAAGTGTGCGCGTATCGCGAACTGCTCGTGCGCCAGCGTGCGAACGAAGCCGTGCGCGCGGTGATGCTCGCGTTCGCGACCGGCCCTGACCTGGACCAGCTCGGTGCGAACTATAACGTCGCGCGCAAGCTCATCAAAGACGGCGACCCGACGACGATTCCGCCGACGCTTCCCGTGTTTGAGCTGGATGATGACTATCGCGCGCGCATTCCGCTCTCGCTCGAAGGCTACACAACGGCCGGCAGCGAGGGCAGCTACGTGTTCCACGCGCTGAGCGCGGCCGGCACCATCAAAGACGTGTCAGCTGTGTCGCCGGCTCCTGGCCAGGTGACGATTTACGTGCTGTCGACCAATGGCGATGGAACTGCATCCGATGCAGAGCTCGCCGCTGTCACCGCTGCGTTGAACGCAGACAGCGTGCGACCCATGACCGACCAGGTGACGGTTCAATCGTCCACTCCGCTGCCATACACCATCGACGCGCAGCTCGTGCTGTATGCCGGCCCGTCGGCTGAAGTCGTGGTCGCCGCTGCGGTTGCGGCCGCGCAGGCCTACGCCGATAGCGTCCATCGCAACGGCTATGACGTGAGCCTTTCCGGCGTTTTCCGCGCGCTGCATCAGCCTGGTGTTGACCGCGTGAATCTGAACATTCCGGCCGGCAACATTCCTGCCTCTCCCGGCCAGGCGCCTTACTGCACGGCTATCAACGTGACGGTGGCTTCGTAATGAGCGACCTGCTCCCACAGAACGCCACGACGCTCGAGACCGCGCTGGAAGGAAGCATCGCGCGCATCAGCGATGTGCCGACGCCTGTGCGCGACACCTGGAATCCGGACGCCTGCCCTGAAAACATGCTGCCGTGGCTCGCGTGGGCCTTCAGCGTTGACGATTGGGACGCCAGCTGGGACGCGACGCAGAAGCGTAACGCAATCAAGTCTGCGGTTCGTGTGCAGCGCTACAAAGGCACTATCGGCGCCGTGCGCGACGCGCTATCCGTGCTGGGTATCGACGTGCAAGTGCAGGAGTGGTTCAACCAACTGCCCGCCGGTTCGCCCTATACCTTCAATGTGCTGCTCGATGCGAGCCAAGTAGGCATTTCGCAGTATTTGTTCGCGAAGGTGCTGCAGCTGCTTGAAACGAACAAGAACCTGCGTTCGCACATGAACCTTTTGGTTCCGAGTGTGACGACGAAGGCTCCTACGTCGGTTGGTGGCGTGTTGACCATGGGCAGTGAGACTCAGGTATCGGCAGGCACGCCGCGGTATTCCGACGGGACGCCGGCACTGGACCTCCTGGTTGACGCGGCTTTCAACGGCGAAGCGAGCACCGTCGCAGCGCTTGACCTTCTCGACAACATTTTGCGGGTGGAAATGCCCGCTAATTCCTGGGCGAAGTAATGACAGATGCACTCAACAGCCGCGTAGCGCGGTTCGAAACTAACGAAAAGAATGTCGACTCCTGGGTGAAGGGAGACGACAGCACGGCCATCGACTTCGGCGGCCCGGCGACGGTTCGCACGCCCGCGAAGCTGATTCGCGACCTGGCGGCCTACATCATGGGCATCGCCACGCAGACGGTGTCCGACTACCCTGGCCTGCGCGCCTACACGGGCACGGCTAACACCATTAAGGTCACCGGCTACCTCGCGACTAAGAAGCCGGCCGGCATCGCTGGCTCATTCACGCGCGACAGCAGCGATACGACGAGCGCCGACAACGGCGGCACTATCATCGTCTCGACTGACGGCACGCGCTGGAAGCGCACGTACTCCGGCGACGTGAACGTGCAATGGTTCGGCGCAGACGCGACCGGCACGGTGGATAGCACGCCCGCATTCCAAGCCGCGCTTGTGTGGCAGGCTGTGACCTTCGCACCCATTTTCATGCCGAGCGGCACGTACATCCTAAACGGCCAGCTGACGTACACGGTCCCGCTCAAGCTGAAGGGTGAAGGCCTGGACAAGACAACCCTCAAGTGCCAGTTCGCAGGCGGCGCTACGCTCGTCGCGAGCGGAACTAACGCGCACATGCCTGGCACGCTGGTCGAGAGGTTCCTTGCCAGCGGCCTGGGCCCGACTGGCAATGGTGAAGTGTTCTACCAGAGCCAGACGTTCGAATCCAACCGCAACGGCGTATTCCGCGACCTGCAACTCGCTAACTTCGACCGTGCTGGCCTGGTAATCACCGACAGCTACGACTGCTTCTTCACCAACCTCCGCCTGTGGGCGATGGGCGATGGGCGTACGCACGGCCACGGCATCCTGCTCGACCGTGCGACGTGGCCAGTAAACAACTCGTACGCATCGACCGGTAACCACTACGAAGACATCTCGTGCATGAACTCGTACCGCGGCATCGGCGTTACGAGCGGCAACCAGATTTGCTACAGCGACTTTAAGCACATCACCGGCGAGATTTGCGACGCCAGCATTCAGACGCACCTCGGAACTCCGCCCACGAACGGCTGGATTGGGCAGAACGCTTTCATGCGCGTCTACTCGGAGTCGAACATCTCCGCCGGCATCATCACGTCGAAGGGAACCGAAATCGAGTGCCGTGCTGCGACCTATGTGGGCGGCGGCGCCAACCTGTCGAACTACGCGAGCAACTTCGTCCGGTTCAATGGCGGCGTCATGTATGTCGGCGCTGGCGGCACTGACTCACCGACTATTCAGTTCCAAGACGGGAACATGAATAACCTGTGCAGCATCCTGTACCGCCCTACGCTGTTCCAGCTGCAATTCCGCAGCCAGAACAATAACCAGATGTTCCTGTTGAACGACGGCCCTGCAGCTGGTGCAGCTTCGTACGCGCAATTTAGCTGCCCTGAAAACGTGGGCACAGCCAAGGTGTTTTTCGGTCTCAGCACGGGCTCGTTCATCGACTACGGCATTTCGCAACCGAACAGCTTCTCGTTCGTCGGCGGAGCATCGTCGGGAAAAACGTGGTTCCGGACTGGCATCTCGCTCCAGGCTAACCGATTCATCGGTTCGGCGACGCTGGTAGCGGGTGTCGCGTCCATCAACACAACGGGCATTACGGCGAACAGCAAGGTTTTCATCACCATCAGCACGCCGGGCGGCACGCCGGGTTTCCTGTACGCAGCACCTGCCGACTTTGTCGTCGGCACGTCTTTCAAGATTCGCTCCACGTCTGTCGCGGATACGTCCGTGGTCAGCTGGGTCATCCTCGACGCACAATAAAGGACCAAGAAAATGGGACTGAAACTTTCCACAAACTTCCGCGGTGTTGACCTGCCGGAAGCCTACCTCCGGGTCACGCAAGTGACCGTGACGAAGGATTCCGCTGTTGCAACCGTGGGCACGTTCGCGTCCGAATCGGCAGCAGTTCCTGCGTCCGGTCCGCGCAACTGCAACGCGCTTGCTTATACCGAGTATCCGTTCACATACGACCTGACGGGCAGCAATCCGATTGAGCAGGCGTATGTGTTCGTCAAGACGCAGCCTGAGTTCGAAGGCGCGATTGACCTGCTCGACGAATGAGGCGCTTTTGCGCGTCCATAACGCATAGCACTCCTAAAAACACACTGTAATACCGGGGTATTTCATGGCTAACCAGGTCTTCTCGACCATCCATACCAACTACGGCCTTCGCGCGATGGCGCAGGCTGAGGCGGCCGGGACGCGCATCAACCTCACAGCTGTCGCTGTGGGCGATGGCGCCGGCAACCCTGTCACGCCTGACGAAACGCAGACGCAGCTCGTGCGGGAAGTCGCAGGCACGCGCGTCGCACCGAACCGCGTGTATCAAGACACTGCCAATCCGCTGATGTTCATTGCGGAGATGGTCATTCCTGCCGCGATGGGCGGCTTCGTCATTCGCGAAATCGGCGTGTTCGATGACTCCGGCTCGCTGTTTGCTGTGGCGAACGTGCCGGACACGTACAAGCCGGCACTGACCGACGGCGCGTTTTCGGACACCATCATTCGCATGCAGTTCTTCGTGACGAATGCGTCCGTCGTGAGCGTACAGATTGACCCGAACGTGGCCGTCGCGACTCAGCAATGGATTGCCAACACCATCACGATTCCGATGCTGCTCCCGGGCGGCACGACGGGCCAGGTGCTGGCGAAGCGCTCGAACGCTGACGGCGACACCGTGTGGCAAGACGGCACCGTCGCGCACGTCATCGTCGACACCGTCGATGAGCAACAGACCCTCGCTGACGGGCAGCTCGTCGTCACGCTCGCAAAATGCACGACTATCGGCCTGGCCCTGTACATCGCCGGCGCGCGCCTGCTCCCGACGCAATGGACGGCGGATGCGACCGACATCACGAAGCTCACGCTCGCAGCTGCGTACCCTGCAGGCACTCAAGCGTACTTCGTGCAGAACGACCCGGCCGCATACCAGCCGATGCCGTTGCTGAAGTCGAACAACCTGGCTGACGTGCCGGACAAGAATGCCGCGCGCACGAACCTCGCCGTCGACAGCAAGGTGAACACGGACACACACGCGCCTTCGGGCCTTGTAGCGTTTTTCGCTGGCGGCACGGCTCCGGCTGGCTGGCTGAAGTGCAACGGTGCAGAAGTGAGCCGGACGGCCTACGCAGCGCTATACGCTCGCATCGGTAACGCCTATGGCGCGGGCGATGGATTCAATACGTTCAAGGTGCCGGACATGCGCGGTGAGTTCATCCGCGGCTTCGACGATGGGCGTGGTGTTGACCCGGGCCGGACACTCGGCAGCTACCAGCAAAACGCGCTCGGCAGCCACAACCACACTGCTACGTCGGACACGCAGGGCAGCCACAACCACGGCGGAGCAACGTCTGGCGTAGGCGACCACCAGCACGTTTCACCGTGGGGTGAAGCGGATTCGAACGGACCTTGGGGTAACTACGGTAACAACCTCGAGGGCAGCCACTCGACCGATTTCGACAACCAATGGCGCCTGACTAGCCCGGCCGGTGCGCACGACCACACCATCAGCTCGGATGCCGCGCACGTGCACAACATCAAGGTTGCCTCCACGGGCGGCAGCGAAACACGGCCTAACAACCTCGCGATGCTTGCGTGCATCAAGTTCTAAGGAGTTTACATGAGCAAGACTGTATACCAAGCAAACCGCTACGGCATGTTCTGCGGCGAGACTGTGGCGGATGAAAGCCCGCTCGAGCCGGGCGTGTATCACCTGCCGGCCGGCACCGTCGAAACCGCTCCTCCGGCCAGCTGGCCTGACGACAAGTGGCCACGGTGGAACGGCTCCGCGTGGGAGCTCGTAAATCGCCCGCAGGCTCCCAGCGCTGAGGCGCGCGCGAAAGCTCTCGCAGCGCAGCTCACCCGACTGCAAGAGCAAATGACCGCCCTTCAAAAGGAGATTTCTGGAGATGTGGAATAAGCTCGACATGAGTGCATTTCACACTATACTAAGTATGTCGCCGATGGGGAAACGGCTGGCATAAGGTAAGTCTCCTGGGGTTTTGGAACCGCCTCTCGTGTAGACGGGGGGCGGTTTTTTTACGATACATCGCCTCGCGCCTATATCGCAGGAGGATTCGTTAACTCAGGCAACCCAGAATGCTTGTATCCCATCCGCACATGTGCCCTCGTTTAAAGGACCTCCGCACAAAATGACAACTTCTTTTCTGCACGGCGTCGAAGTTCTCGACATCGACGACGGCCCGCGCCCTATTAGCGTCGTGGCCACTTCCGTCATCGGCCTGGTGGGCACTGCTCCCGACGCCGATGCAACCGTATTTCCGCTGAACACTCCGGTTCTCATCGCTGGCTCGCGCTCTACCGCTGCGAAGCTCGACATGACCGGTAACGGCCTCGGCACGCTGCCCGACGCAATGGACTCGATTTTCGACCAAGCTGGTGCGGTCGTTATCGTCATTCGTGTCGAAGACGGCGCTGACGAAAAGACCACTATCGCCAACGTCATCGGCGGCGTCGACCCGGTGACAAGCCAGGACAAGGGCGTGCAAGCCCTGCTCACGGCTGAGACCGTCACGGGCTTCGCTCCGCGCATTTTCATCGCTCCTGGATTCACGCATCAGCGCGTGACGGGCGGTGTAATCGCCGTAGGCTTCACGGCCGGCGCAGGACTCACGGACGGCACCTACGTCGTCTCCGCTGACACTGGCTTCGCTCAAGCTACGGTAACCGTCAAGGGCGGCGTTGTTACTGCCGTCGCAGTGTCGAAGCCCGGCTCCGACTACATCGTCGCTCCTACGTTCGAACTGCCTGCAGCTGCGGGCACGCCGACCGAAGAACCGACGTTCACCGCGACTATCGGCGCAGCTGGCAACGCGGTTGTCGCTGAGCTCATCGGTATCGCTGACCGCATGCGCGCAGTCATCGTTCAAGACGGCCCGGACACGAACGACCAAGCTGCCATTCAAATGGCTGGCGACTTCGGCAGCAAGCGCGTGTATCTCGTCGACCCGAAGGGCGTGAAGACCGACAGCGCTGGCAACCTGGTGACGTGCTACGCGTCCGCCTTGGTCGCAGGCCTCATCGCGCAAATCGACAACACGAAGGGCTTCTGGTGGTCGCCGTCTAACCAGCTCATCAATGGCATCCAGGCAACCAGCCGGGCCATCGACTTCAAGCTGGGCGACGCATCGAGCCGCGCGAACCTGCTCAACGCAGCGAACGTAGCAACCATCATCCGCTCGAAGGGCTTCAAGCTCTGGGGCAACCGCACGCTGTCGAGCGACCCGAAGTGGAAGTTCCTGTCGGTCGTCAGGACAGCCGACATCATCAACGACAGCCTGTTGGCAGCTCACATGTGGGCCGTCGACCAGGGCATCACGAAGAACTACGTGACCGAAGTCGTGGAAGGCGTGAACGCGTTCCTGCGCAGCCTGGTGACACAAGGCGCGATTCTGGGTGGTGTCTGCTGGGCGGATGCGGATTTGAACTCTGCTGCGGCCATCGCTGACGGCGAAATCTTCTTTGATTTCGACTTCACGCCCGCGTATCCCGCTGAGCACATCACGTTCCGTTCGCACCTGGTGAACGACTACGTCCAGACGATTTTCGACTAACCAATGACGCGCGGGGCGTAAAGGCGCCCCGCTCATCAACGCACAGAAAAGGAGACTGCAAATGGCAGCTCGTGACGTAATCAAGAATATGAACCTGTTCGTGAACGGCAAGGACTTTGCCGGTCAAGTTCAGGATGTTGACCCGCCGAAAATCACCCTCAAGACCGAGGATTTCCGCGGCGGCGGCATGTTCGGCCCAATGAAAATCACCATGGGCGTGGAAGCGCTCGAGACGAGCTTCTCGCTCATCTCGTACGACAAAGACGTGCTCGCACTGCTGTCGTTCGCTGAAGGCTCGTCGACCTCTGTGACCATCCGCGGCTCCCTGGAGGATTCGGCTGGAAACGTGACGCCTATCTGCATGACGATGCGCGGAAAGATTACGGCGCAAGACCCGGGCTCATGGAAGCCGGGCGATGTTCCGTCGCTGAAGACCACGATGGCTCTGAGCTATTACAAGCTCCAGCATGGCCGCACGACCGTGACCGAACTGGACATCGAAAACATGATTCAGACGATTAACGGCACCGATGTGCTCGCGGCGACGCGCAGCGCGCTGGGCCTGTAAGCCAAGCATCAAACGACGGCCGGCACTGTCCGGCCATCAATAAACACTCCTAAACACAGGGCGATTTCCCAAATGAGAAACAAGGCTTCCCAGTACACGAGCGACAACGCAGACGGTTCTGTAACCATCACGCTGTCCCGGCCGTTCGACGTTAACGGCGAGAAGCTCACCGCGCTGACCATGCGCGAGCCGACCGTTAATGACCAGCTGATTGCGGCTGAAGTCAAGGGAACGGAAACGGATAAGGACGTCCAGTATTTCTCGAGCCTGACCGGCGTAGCTCCGTCCGACTTGAGCCGCCTCCCGATTCGCGACTACACGCGCATCGCGGCAGCATTCACAAAGTTTCTAAGCAAGGTCTCTGAAGGCGCAGACAACGTCGAAGGTGACGGGTTCACGACTATCACGCTGTCCCGGCCGTTCGATGTTAAGGGCGAGAAGCTGTCGACGCTGACCATGCGCGAACCGACGGTCGGTGACCAACTCGTTGCTGCGCAATCGAAGGGCACTGAGACATCGAAAGAGCTCCAGTATTTCTCGAATCTGTGCGGAGTCGCTACGGTTGACCTGCGCCGGCTCCCGGTTTGCGACTACACGCGCATCGCGGCTGCGTTCTCAAATTTTCTCGACTGACCCCGGACACGGTGCGCGGTGGGACGCTGGCTCTGGCTTCCCAAACCGGGTGGTCAGAGCGCTCAATCATGAGCATGCGCACATCCAAATTCATTTGGTACATCGAAGGGCTTAACCCGCAATAACACTCAATCATGTCGAATAAAAAGCTCAACGCAACCATCACAATCGGCGGCACCGTAGCTAGCAGCCTCAAGAGCGCTGTCGGCTCGGCGATGAAGGGCGTGGGCGGCATCGGCAAAGAGATTGAGGTTCTCGCTAAGAAGCAGAACGTTCTCACGGCAGCTACACGCCAGATGGGCAACGAGCTCATGCGCGCGCGTAAGGCGAAGGTCGAAGATGCGGCCTCGGTCGCCCGGCTTTCCGAAACCTACACCCGCCTGCAGGCGCAGCTCGACAAGACGCGGCGCGCTCAGGAGCGCCTGGTTGCTGCTCAAGAGCGGTCGAAGAACATTCGAGCAGCCTCCGGCAAGGTCGTGTCCGGCGCATCGAGCGCCGCTTTTGGCATTGGCGCGGGCGCTGTTGCCGTGGGCGCGATGGTTACTCCGATGATTCACGAGGCTATCAAGAATCAGGCCCTCGAGCGGAGCATCACGATGATGGGCTTCAACAAGGACCAGACGAAGGACCTTCTGCACGCCGGCCAGACAACGCAGCAATTCGGTGTATCGGCTAACGAGACTAAAGAACGCCTCTCTGACCTGGCTGCCGCCTTCGGTGACGCTGAGCACGCCGTGACTGCGCTGCCTCGCGCACTGAAGATGGACTTCGCCCTGCGCAATATCGCTGGTGGCGATGCTATCGAAGCGCAGATGCCGCGTTTCTGGAAGTCTATGGAGCTGCTCGGCGGCACGGCGAACGGCGGCCGGGACCTGAACGCAATGGCGAACATGGCATTTCAGCAGATGGCTGCGACGAAGGGCAACGTGAACCCTGAAGAGCTGTTCCATGCTGTTCAACGCGGTGGTGTGGCTGTCAAGTCGATGGACAAAGAAGCCCTGTTCTATCACGACACGGCACTTCTGAACGAAATGGGCGGCGATGCTTACGGCACGGCGATGATGACCGCGTATCAGGCGCTGGCGCAAGGGAAAATCACGCGCCGCGCGGCTCGTAATATGGAGAAGTTCGGCCTCATTGCCGACTCGTCGAAGGTCACGCATGACAAGAGCGGCCAGCTGTCGTTTCTGAACCCAGGCGCCCTAAAGGGCTATGACATTTTCGTGCACGACCAGCAAAAATGGGTCGACACAATCCTCATTCCGCTGCTGAAGTCGCACGGCATCGACCCGCACGACAAGACGAAGGTCTCAGAAGCGCTCGGCAGCATGATGAGCGACCGGAAAGGCTCGAACCTGATTTTCACGCGTGTGACGCAGAGCGAACTCGTCAACAAAGACGCGGACCTCACTCGCCAATCCGCCGACATCGACGCGCAGGCTGAAGCACGTCGGAACTCAGCTGACGGAAAGATGGATGAGGCGCATGCGCAGCTGGAGAACGCTGAGAAAAACATGGGCAATGTTTTCCTGCCCGTTTTCGCGGATGCCATGACCAGTGCGGCTGAAAAGCTCCGAGCGTTCAACGACCTGGCGGTCACATCGCCGGAACTGTTCAAGGCGCTCACCGGCGGCCTCGTAGCCGTCGTGGGTGGGGTCACCGCGCTCACTGCGGCCGGCGTAGGGTCGACCGTGACGACTTGGGCGCTGTCAACCGCGGTCGAGACCATGGGCCTCAATGCAGGCGGCGCAGCAGGTCGGGTCGCGAGCCTCGCGGCGAGCTTCCTGGGCTCGGCGGGTCTAGTTGTCGCGCTGAGCATGGTCGCGCTCCAGGTAGCGAAGATTTTGGGGCTGCCTGACACGGATATGGCCAAGGGCGCGAAGGATATTCAGGACGGCAACTGGGGGGCCGCATCAGCGCATCTTCCAGCCTTCGAGTTTACTCGCGCGTTTGCGTCACATCTGCGCGGTGTGCCGAATGCAGACATCGCCATGGCGGTCATGGATGAACGTAGTCCTAACCTGCCGGCGCCTGCGCTTCCCGAAGCGCTGCCTGATTACAAGCTGCCGCCCAGCCTACCCTCGCGTGCAGGCAATGGCTCAGCGTACGGCGCGAACACGACAGTGCACGTCGGCGGCATCACTGTGGTTCAGCAGCCCGGCGAAGACGGTGCCGCGCTAGCCAAGCGGATGGCAGACGAACTTGGACGGCGCGCATCGACGCAGCGCCGCGGATACATGTTTGACACGGGAGCAGCACACTAATGAGCCTCGGAAGCTTTGTCTCGGGATACATCCCGATGCTGCGGCTTGGCAGCATCAACTTCGCCTTGAATACAGCCGTATATCAAGAAATGCAGCGAACCGCCGAATACAACTGGCCTGGGCAAGAGCGCTTCGGCCAGCTCGCGGCGCTGCAGTACACCGGTCCCGGCGAGGAAACCATGACGCTGCCTGGCGTCATCTATCCGACGTACAAGGGCAGCGCGAACGCCATCGCGAATCTGCGCACGCTCGCGTCGCTCGGTCAGCCGCAGATGCTGATGGACTCGCAGGGGAAGCTATACGGTAACTGGGTCATCGTGCGCGTTGAAGAGAAGCGCAGCGAATTCGCGCTGCTCAACATGCCGAAAAAAATCGAGTTCTCGGTGACCCTGAAGCGCTTCGATGGTAAAGACGGCAGCCTGCTGCCGAACCTCGCAGGCACGAGCGCCGGTACGGCGATTAACGTCATCACGAACCTCATCTGATGAGCACGACATACGTCACGAAAGACGGCGACACCGCTGATTCTATTGCCTGGAGCTACTACGGCACTCGAGCCGGCCTGGTGGTCGAGCAGCTCCTGGACGCAAACAAGGGCCTCGCGTCCTATGGCCCGCTGCTGCCTGCAGGAATCACGGTCACGCTGCCGGACGTCGTGCAGACGCAGGTGACGCAAGTAATCCGGCTTTGGGACTGACACATGGCACATACAATCCTGCAGTTCACGCCGAAGTTCGAACTCACGGCGAACGACCAGAACATCACCGCGACCATCCTGGACCGGTTCGTCTCACTTCGTCTCACGGACGAGACGGGCAACACGTCCGACACGCTGGAAATCACGCTGGCCGACCACGACCCTAAGAAGCCCATCGCCATTCCGCCTACTGGTGCGATGCTGAAGCTGTACCTCGGCTACGCGAACGACCTGGCATTTATGGGCATGTTCAGTGTCGACGAAGTAGAGCTCGATGGGCCGCCAGGCATGATGCACATCCGCGCGCGCGGAGCGACGTTCGACCAAGGAAACCAGGGCCAGTTTCACTTGCAGACGCAGAAAGTGCGCACATGGAAAATCGGCACGAAAATCGGCGATATGGTCGCAAAAATGGCGAAGGAACACGGCATGACCGCCGTGGTGTCGAAGTCGCTCGCATCAATCGGACTGCCTAACGTCGACCAGTCTGACGAGTCTGACTTGAACGTGCTGCTGCGCGTTGTCGCCAGGGGTTACGACGCCATCGTCAAGCCTGTCGGCGATAAGCTGGTGGTCGCCAAGCGCGGCGAGTTTAAGAGCATCTCCGGCGAGCAGCTGCCTCGCGTGACGCTGGTTGCGAGCGAGTGCGGCAAGTGGCGCATGACGCAGCAGAAGCGCGACTCCGCCGGCACCATCGTGGCGCGCTATCACAACACGAAGAAAGCGAAGCTACACATCGTCTCTGTCGGCAGCGGCAACCCTGTTCTGCGCATCAAGAAGTATTTTCAGAACGAAGCAGAAGCCCGGGCCGCAGCGACTGCGGAGCTCACGCGGCGCACTCGCGCGATGGTGCGCATGGCTATTGACGGTCCAGGACGTAATGACCTGGTGGCAGAAGCTGAAGTGCGTCTCCAGGGCTGGCGCGACGGCATCCCGACCATCTGGCTGGTAAATCGCGTAGAGCACGAACTCGACCGGCAAGGCTACAAGACCACCATCGAGCTCGAGCAGCCGAATCCCGACCAGGTGTATGAAGTGGTCGACAACGAGGCGGCGCCACAGTTCGAGCCCGACCCGCCTACCGGCGATGGAATGGAAGACGTAGACGTTGGTGCAGAATCATTGCTGTAAAACAACACACTTTCTGGAAACCGTGGTATAGTGTCGGTGTTGTCGCGCGGCTTTGGTTGCGCGGTTGACTAAGAGAGAAATATTTAAGCCCCGCGGGCGTAAACCGGCGGGGCTTTTTTTTGCCTGGCGTTGCACCAGGCTGTTACCTCTCTCTCACTTAAGTATAGGCAGAGTGAGGCAGGATGATTTGCGGTTATTAGCGCGTGGACATGTAGTGTTGCCACAGTGCCGCATCGGGCGAGATTCCGTGCGAGTGCTCGCCAACCGTCACATCGCCATAGATTCTTTGCTGATGGGTGCCGTCGCTCAACTCCGACCCGAAACCTCTTTTGGCTACGACTGTGTAGCCGGCTTTTTCGAGAAGTTTCTTAGCTTCGCCTACTGCCTCGGCTCTACGGCTAAGCGCGCAGATAAAGTCGTCTAGATGCCCGCGTTCGATGCTGTACGTGTGCATCGAGTCACCGCGCGAAAGGAGGTATTCAGCCTTGAATGCGCTGATTTGTTCGATTGTCATGCTCATACAGTCTCCGGGTTGTCGAGCTCGATGTCCGCGTGTTCGGCGGCAAGGATGCGCTTCTCGCGCGTGCTAAGCCTGCTGTGCTCGCCCTCGCACTTCGGCCCGCAGAACAGGCGCTGGGCGTCTTCGAAGGCCTCACCGCACCGCGGGTTCAGGCACTCGCCACGCGGCTTCAGCCGGGGCGTCAGGGCAGCCAGGTAACGGGTGCGGTCAATCGCATCCTGGGTATTCAAGGCCTCGTATTCCGAAGCGAAATCCAAGTCATCAGCCATTGTTCGGTTCCTTCCGACGCAGCAGCGCGCTAATAGCGCTGCCGTGCTGGCCGGGCAGTGGATGGATGGTCACACCACCAGCGTTAATGGCCGGGGCATTCTCCTGCGTGTGCAGGTTCTCGTCTTCGAAGGCCATTACGGCTGCGAGCGGGTAGCGCACTTTGGCGCCCAGCTTCTGGTATGCCGGCCCGCGGCCTTTTGAACGCCAGTTAGCCAGGGTGCCTACGCTCACGGCGTTGCCCCATCGTGCGGCCAGTTCTTCTGTTGTCAGGTATGTGTTCATGTGGTTCTGTTGGTTGGTTATGCTGTGTGAGGTCGGACAGCCCGGATGGGCTACATGACTCTTCTCAAACGTCGGACGGCTTGCGTACCCTACGCACTAAGTCGGAGAGCTCGCCATAGCTGAGGGTCGGCGGACGCAGCGCGAACTCGCTGTAGGGCTTCGGTGTCGGCAACGGCGGGCCTGGGTCGACCCACAACCCGCAGCGAGGTGCCCACTCAAGCTCAAGCGCATCGAGTTCATCCTGCGTCCACTCCTCCGGGTTGTACGGCACGCCGTGTGACCAGAGCCTCCCCTTCTCGTCCATCCGCAGCGGGTTGATAGAGACGTTGAAGTTCGGTGCCAGGGCCTCGTAGCTGACCGACTTGTCCGCGAGCATGCTGGCGCTGTCGTCATCGTGCTGACTGAGAAACAGCTCAGTCGCGTCGAGCTCATCCTGAGACAGCGCTTCCTGCCGGGCCGCGTACAGGCTCTTCAGCCAGCGAATCATCGCGTCACCTCTGCAGCTGGGTCGATGAAGCGCAGCGCGGCCAAAATCAGCTCAGCGCTCAGGTTTATGAACAAGCGCTTGGCACCTTCTTTAGCCGGAGCCTCCGCGTTGGCGCGCGCCTTTGTCGCCATCTCTACCAGCATATCCCCCTCAGGCGTGCCATCGAGGTTGTGGTCGCGGATGATGCCTTCGTAGTCGGTGCCGTCGATAAACTCGCAACCCTCGAACGGGTTCTCGATTGCCAGGCTCATCGCGTCACCCCGCGTGCGAGCAGGCGGTTCAGCAGCGGCGACGGCGTGCCGAATTTGATGGTGCGCGGTGCAGGCGGCGAGCCGCGCAGCGCTTCGACGATGGCGATGGCCTGGACGGTCGTCTTGTTGAGCGTGAGCTCGGACTCGACCACCTGGGACCGGTCGGAGTAATCGGGGCGGCTCACGTGCTCGTGCGCCTTGGCTTGTTTTTCAATGTGGGTCATGGGGACTCCTGTTTGGGTTGTGTGAATTAGTATAGCGTCAAATGTGATGCATGGTGATGTACCGTGATGCACATGACGTATTCTATGCTATACTAGAGACCACAATCAACCTCTTTCTCGCATGACCCCCATCGTCCTTCGCGACTATCAGCAAGACATGATTTCCAGCTGCCGCGCTGCGCTCAAACGCGCGAAACGCGTGCTCCTCCAAGCGCCGACAGGTGCAGGCAAGACGGTTCTCGCCTCCTACATGATTTCCCGATGCGCAAGCCGTGGCGACGCGGCATGGTTCATTTGCCACCGCGCGGAGCTCGTCGACGGCACCAGCAAGACGTTCACGAAGTTCGGTATCCCGCACGGCCAAATCGCTGCCGGCTATTCCGAAGACCTCGCGCAGCTCGTGCAGGTGTGCAGCATCGACACACTGAAGAACCGCCTGAAAAAGCTGAAGGCCCCGCGCCTGGCTGTCATCGACGAAGCGCACCACAGCGGCGCCGCCGGCTGGAAGCTCGTCATCGAGTGGCTGGCCTCGCAAGGCACCACCATCATCGGACTGTCGGCAACGCCCCAGCGACTGGACGGCAAAGGGCTCGACGCTCAGTTCGAAGAGATTGTGCTGGGACCGCAAACCGCATGGCTCATCGAGAAAGGCAACCTGTCGCCATACCGGCTGTATGCCCCGCACGTGCCAGACATGAAAGGCGTGCGCAAAGCGATGGGCGATTTCAGCAAGGCCGATGCGGCGGCAAAGATGGACAAAACGACGCTCACGGGAGATGCGATTGAGCACTGGAAAAAGTACGCCAACGGCCTGCGGACGGTCGTGTTCTGCATCACTGTCGAGCACTCGAAGCACGTCGCTGAGCAGTTCTGCGCGGCCGGCATCAAAGCGGCGCACCTGGACGGCGACACGCCCAAGGCGGAGCGCAAGGCCATCATCCAGGCGTACGCGGCCGGAGAGCTGCAGGTGCTCACGAACGTAGACCTGTTCGGCGAAGGCTTCGACCTGTCGGCTATAGCTCAAAAAGACGTTACTGTCGATTGCGTTATTTTGATGCGACCAACGCAGAGCCTTTCGCTGTTCCTCCAAATGGTGGGACGGTGCCTGCGGCCAGCGCTCGGCAAAATAGCCATCATTCTCGACCACGCTGGCAACATCATGCGCCACGGCTTCCCTGACGACGAACGCGTCTGGGAGCTGGTCGGGCGCAAAGGCAAGTCGAAGGGTGGCGACGACACGCTCGACGCCGGCCCGCCTCCTCCTATCACGTGCGGCTGCTGTTTTCAGCAAGTTCGCCGCCCTGCTCCGAAGCTCTGCCCGACGTGCAGCGAGCCGCTCGTAGTGCCCGCCGAAGTTAAGGCAATCACCGTGTCGAAGGCGGAGCTCATCGAGATTAAAGAGCGCGAGAAAGCCCGCATACGCGACATGCGCAAGAAAGAAGAGTCCGACTGCAAGTCGCTCCAGGAATGGATTGCGCTTGGCAAGGCCCGCGGCTACGAGTTCCCGGCGGCCTGGGCGCTGAAGCGACACGGTCTGCGCTCCGCAAAAGCTGCCTGAGTCTGGCGGCATCAACGTGCTCCGGCGAGATGAGCTTGCCCGCCGGACGCCGGCGGACAACCTCCCCTTCGCCATGGCACCTGTCTTAACTCGACATCACGGTGTTTCACGCTATACTAATTAACATTGGTGTTGACATTCGTAAACACGAATGCTACCTTGTAGTTAACTTACCTCACCCCGGAGTTTGTATAACATGAAAGACCTGCTGTTCGCCCTGCTGTTTCTCGGCTTCATCCTTTCGCTTATCGGCATCGTCTGCGAGCACAAAGCCACTCCGCGCTGGCTGAGCGTCACGATTCTAAGCGCCGCGATGTGCGGAATTCTCATGACGGCCGGCTGCGCCATCGCTCGTTTCCTCTAAGCCTCTAGGAGTCCTACATGGAAAACCGTCTGTCAGCAAAGCAAGTTCGCGCGTGGAGCATCGGTGTAAAGCTCGACGCGTCCATTCCCGATGAGGCAACTACTGCCGCCGTAGAGGCCGTGATTGACCCCTACTCGCGCAAAGACGCCGGTCTCATCGAAGTCACCGTGTTCTTCAATGAGCCGTTCACCTGGGTAGACGCCGACGGCGACACCTGCGACGCGCACATTGGCCAGCTCACCGTGACGGTACCGGGCAGCGACCTGGATGCCGCGCAGGCGTTTGCGCCAGTTGTTCACTGAATAAAACTACCTCATGAGCATTACGATGAAAAAAACACTACTGACCATCGCGGCCGCCCTGGCCTGCACCGCTGCGCACGCAGAACTCCTGGACCGTGTCGACCTGTCGCCGGCTCTCGTTAGCGGGTTCGTGACGCATCACATCAACGTGCACACGACGAAATACAACGAATTCAACTACGGCATCGGCTACCGGTTCGCGAGCCCAAGCATCATCGTGGGCGTGTATCACAACAGCGACTACAAGACGAGCTTCTACGCGGGCTACGAGGCCCGGTGGCGCATCGTGAATCACCTGGAGGTCGGCGCGGTCGCCGGGCTGGTGTCTGGCTACAAGCATCACGTCGTGTTGCCGCTGCTGATGCCGGAAGTGGTCGTGACGGCCGGCAGGTTCGAGCTGGCCGGAGCCTTCTCGCCGCACATCGCTGATATGCCCGCGCTGGTGACGGCGCAGCTGCGGTTCAAGTTCTGAGGCGGGCCATGAGCAATACCGGACAATGGTACGCAGCAAATAAGCAAGCTCAGGATGACATGACATCGTGGGCAGAGCTGCTCAAGAAAGCGACCGAGCTAAACAGCGACGAGGGTCGCCTGCAGCACACCATGAGCGATGACGACCTGGTGCGCAAGTTCGACTCCGGCCTTGGCGTCGGTGAGTTCACCGCTCCCCCGTTCACCGCTTGGAGCGACAAGTGGGTGTACTTTCCTCTCGCCTATGACGGCAGCGTCTACGTCGGCTGGGCACCACGCAATCCCTGCGACATTTCGATGAAACCGCAATGAGCGAGCATATTCTGCAGAACGCCATCAGGAACCAGCTTGCCGGAGAGTGCATCCTGTTCCGCGTGAACTCCGGCCGTGCGTGGACTGGCAATGACATCCACAAGCTGCCCGACGGCAGTATCCTGATTCGCGACCCGCGGCCTTTCGATTCGGGGGTGCCTACAGGATTCAGCGACACGGTCGGCGTCGTGACTCGCACAATCACCCAGGACATGGTTGGCCAGCAAATCGGCCAGGCCTTGTTCGGCGAAATCAAGACTGCGACCGGGCGCGTGACGCCTGAGCAGGAGCGGTTCATTGCCGCGATGAAGCGCGCTGGCGCAGCTGCGGACGTGTGGCGCAGTGCCGAAGACGCGCTGGCGACGGTGCGAGCGGCGAAAGGCTGCAAGCCGACGGCGGCGGTGGCGTCACGCTCGAGCAAGGCGAAGGGCTGAGCTCACCTGCGGCGACACGATTGGGATGGGGGATGGGGGCCGAAAGGCCCCTTTTGTTTTGGGCAACAGCCGGCGCTTCGCGAGCTCAACGCGTCGCGGCATGTTCGCTGCAGAGGGTACTCTCGATTAGTGCGATTATAGCAACAATCAACATTTGTTGAAAATTCGATACTGTAAGGTTGTAATCGCCTATACGACGTTGTGTAGGCTAACTTCGGCGAACATGACGTGTTTTGCACGTAACTTAGGCTAAGTTGTGCCACGATGTAATGATAACGTAATATTAACGTAAGTTATTACAAACATTACAAAGCTGCGATTATTGCTGTAACCGCAACAATGCCGGATGGGTTCGAATGCCGCATCAGAACGCCTTGATGACGCGCGGCACGCTTGTGAGCGACGGCCGCAGGTACAGACCTCCAGCGGTCGGCTCGACGTTGGCCTGTGGGTACACTTCGACTACCTGATGGAGCGCGCGCCGGACTGTTTCGCGGAACTTCTTATCGGCGGCCGCACCGGAGCCGAACTGAAGCTTGAGCGCCTCCCACGGCACCGTCGTCGGCTTGTTGAGCGCGAAGAACCGATACGTCAGGTAGCAGTACAAGTCGAGAGCCATCGGCGACTGGCGTAGCGCGCGCAGCACGCGAAGGTCAACCGGCACAGGATGCGCAATCACTTCGTCGTAGAACCGGCCGGACAGGGTCACGGTAGACTGCCACAGGCCGGCCTGCTCCGGCTTCTGCGGGCTCCACCATAGGTTCGCATCGTCAGCGACGTTGAACTTGCTTTGAGCGAAGTCAGCTCCGGCTGCCCCGCCTTTCACGATTGCCATGTCGGAGGCAAACAGTCGCTTCATCTGCTCGCGCAGCCTGGTGATTGAGCCTGCGGTCCCGCCTGTGTGAGACGTGATTCCTATCGAGTTCATGAACTCGCCAAGCGAGTCTCCGAGCACAAGCTCCTTCGACTTCTTCCTCACCGCCTCGGTAGAAAGCCACGCGAGAATCAGCCTCGGCACGGTTCCGAACGGATAGCCCATGCTGACGTGCTTGTTCTCTTTCTGGTTCCAGTAGTAGCCCGGCTTGATGATGAGCGACACATCGCCAGCTGAGCGGCCCCAGGCAGGCAACTCGCGGTCGGGCTCGCGGTACGGCAGCGTAGCCTGGACCATGGCACGCGCGAGAAACCCTGCCATGCCAGCGCGTATCGCGTCTTCCTGCTCGATGGCAATGGCCTCTTCAATCAGGCGCGTCGCGACGTTCGGGCGCACCGCTTCAGCTCGACTGAATTTCTTGACTTCACCCATCACGTCCCTCCTGGAATTCGTGCGATTACACCACAGGCCGCGGCCGTTTTCACGCATATGTTGGGGCGGCGTATCAGCCTGTGGATAAGGTCTGTGGACAACCTGAGTTATCCACGCATATGTTGGGGCGCTGTTACGCATATGTTGGGGCCGCTGTTACGCATATGTTGGGGCTTATCCACGCATATGTTGGGGCCGCTCACGCATATGTTGGGGCATTTTTAAACGCAACCTATTGATTGCAAAGCGAAAAACTCCATCTCTAGGTTTTGCTTTTATGGGTTTAGGTTACTTCTATGTTTACTTGTAGCGCAGCCTGCTGCTGTGGAGAGCTTCGCTCACCACCATCCGCAGGCCGCTCCACCAGCAACGATGAGATACCTGAAGGTCAAAACCGACTGCCCCAACATATGCGTGCGGTTACGTATCTACGGAAATACGAAGATACGTACGTACGAATCTAGGTACATAGGCGCCTGCGTAGGTGCCTATGTGTACATAATGGCCCCAACATATGCGTGATGGGGCCAGAACGCGCCCCAACATATGCGTTACTTGAGCCCGTGCTTTTTCTTGAGCTCCGCTACGTGCGCGCGCGTGCCGGCCACGACCATCGCAGAGAACTCGTAGCCGAGCGCCTGGAGCGTGTCCATATCGTCGAGCAGGCTTACAGGCATGCGGTAGTTGCGCTGGAGCGTGTGTTCGCGCGCGTTGGCCTTCCGGATGGCAAGGATTTCCTGAAGGCCCATCTGGCGCTCAACAGGCTCCTCTGGAGGCGTCTCCGCTGCGGGCGCCGATTGCGGCTCAACGGCCGATGCAGGCTGTGCGGGTTCCTTAGCGGACGCCGGCGACGCCGGCTCGTTCGTTGCCGCGGGCTGGCCTTGGGAAACAACGTCGCTGGCCTTCTCCAGGTTGGCGAGCACGTCTTCCGTATTCTTGGGCCTAGCGGCGGCGTCTTTCGCTCCGATAGGTCCGCCCAACTCGGGATTTCTTCTGCTCATTTGAACACCTCCATGTACACGTCCTTCACCTCGTTTGCCGCTACCGGGTCGAACTCCGAGCCCTTCAGCTCATGCACGCCACGGCCCAGCGCGTAGCCGAACTTGAACGACTCCCGGAAGCCCACCATCGTCGGCAGCAGCGGCAACGCCTCGCTGAAGGCGCTCATTTGTCCCACGATGTACTTCGTCATGCGCTTGCGCGGGTCCGCCTGATTGAGCAGAGCGCTCAGCGCGAGGCTCTCTCCAGTGCGGTCCTCGATGCCCTGCGCCACCTCCAGTAGCGCCGGGATGGTGTCCAGGTCCTGCATCGAAGGCGTCAAGGGCACAATCACTTTGTCTGCAAATAGAAGCGCCGCGCGGAATAGGTCGGTGTCTTGACCGCCGATGTCCAAGAACACTACGTCGAAGCCTTTGGCGAAGTCCATCACGTCGCGCGTGAAGGCATCCTTCTCCACCCTACCCTTTCCAGGTGGCGACAGGTCATCAATGTGACGTAGGTGGATTTCAGCCAAGCCGTCCTGCGCGCGACGGCGCGCGATGAACTTCGTGCTAGACGCCTGTCTATCAGCGTCATAGATGGCGACCCGGAATCCCAAAGACGCGCGGATTGCTGCCATGTTTTGGTTGAGGGTCGACTTGCCCACCCCTCCCTTTTCTGCTCCAACCATGACTATGGTCATGTGTAGCTCCTAGCGTGCGGTTACATTCTGTTATATGGACACTTAGTGAGGTGCACCGGGATAATAGAACACCACTGCAAATAGGGCAAGTTTTCCTAACCGGGCGATGTATAGCTTTACACGTGTATAGCTATACATCTCAAGTAATACAACGTAATACGTAGGAAATCCAACTACAGCGCGTCGCCGGCCGGAAGCGGGTAGTGCAGGGCGACCGCGCACAACAGAACCTCAAGGCCTCGCAGGCGATGCTCGAGCTCACTCAGTTCTACGCTGGCCCAGCCGTCTGGCACCGTGACGCACTTCAGCTCATCAACCCGCCGCATCAACGCAGCCATCTCCTGCACAAGGTCCACGATGGCCTCCCGGAAAAATCAGGCGATTATACGGGCCCAATATTTCAAAGCAGGTCAAGCTTACGCACGGCAGTAAGTACCGAATCAACTACGTTGAGCACTTGGTGCGTCGTGTACGGCTCGCTGTCAGAGAACCGGACTGACGCGAGGTTGTCGGTGCCCAGCTGCACGTCGCAGCGCAGGGGCGGCGCCAGGCCGGCGAACTCCGCGGCCGCGGTCGCACGTATCCCGCCGACGTCATCGCGCGAAATCTCGATGTTGATTTTTTGGAACGTATTCATCGCTGTGTCCTCCAGACAAGGGGGCAAATTGTAAGAGGCTTTCAACCCAGTCAGGTTCCGCCAAATGAAAAACCCCGCTCGATGGCGGGGCTTATCTGGTGGGCCTTGGGGTTATCCCTCGATTGCTTCAGCGACGGCTTCGTCGGCGAGCACGCGCAGGCTGAACTCGTCTTTGAGCTTGTGCTTCGAGTACCAACCCTTCACGTCAGGTTCGCCGCCGGTGAAGAGCGTCATCATCAGGCCGAACAGCGGGGCGCCTTTGTGCTTCAGCGCGAACGCCTTGCGGTCCAGGTGCTGGTCTGCGGTGACGGCATCCTCGATGTCGAGCATGACTTCGAGCAGGCGGCCAACCAGGCGCTTCTCAACCGCATTCACTTCTGTCAGGTCGACGCCGGCTTCAACCAGCACGGCCTTCAGGTCGTCGAGCTCCTCGTTGATAGCACTCAGCGCAATGTCTCGCTCGCGCAGGAACGTGATGCTCCGGTGCAGCCGGTTGTACCAGGGGCACTTGAGCTTCACCATGTCGCCGTTGGCATACTGGAGGATGAAGCCTTCCTGTCCTTCCATGTTCTCCAGCTTGGCGAGCAGCTCGTCGATGGTCGCGAGCGGGTAGCGGGGAGCCATCGGGATGTTATCCAGCTTGATAAGCGCGCGGACGCCTGGCGACGATTCGGTGACGTACTTACCAGTTTGGTTGTCGCGCACGTGCAGCAGGCGCAGCTGCGGCTGGTCCTGAGCCACGACGATGCGCGCGTCCGGATGCGTGAGCTCGAAAATGGCGGTCATATCGTTCCGTGCGACTACCGCAGCGAACGTCAGGATGTCCTCGTTCTCCGGCAATGCGAGAAACGCTTCAGTGAGCTTTACGACCGATGAATCGAATACTTTCTTCGAGCGAAACGCCAGTGTGCCGCCGCCCCAGGTGCCGTTGTTCCAAGTGCCGCCTACTAAGGCAGTGGCAATCATCGAGCCGTCGAGCTTCTCGAACACAGCGACAAGGTCGTCACGCTTGCGCAGTGCATCGAGCGACACCGACTCGTTCTCGCCGGCATTGAAGAACTTGTGCAGCGGCCGGGAGCATACGCGGCCGTCGGGGCCGAACGCGATGCCGCGGCATTCAACGGCTTCAGGCGAGTCGAACGTGTGCGAGTCGGCGAACAGATAGCAGCCCATCGTGACGCCGTTCGGCATGGTGCGGAAGCGGATTTCTTTCTTGTCTGCAACGAACGGACGAACGTCGTCAATCGTCTCGATTACTTTGAACATTTTGGTGTTACTCCAGGGAGGGTTGTATATTGGTATAGCGTGAAAAGCAGTGATGCACGGTTATGCGGGATTGGTCAGTTGGCGGCCGGCGGTTCGCCGTCGTCATCGTCGCTGTCGGTGAAGTACACCCAGGCGGCGAAACATCCGGTGAACGCCCAGGCCGCGAGCGTCAGGCTTGCGAGGAACTCCGGCCAGGTGCTCATGCTCCACGCTCGTCTTCAACGATTTCGAGGATGCTGCGCACGAAGCGGCGCAGGCCGGCCTGGTCGAAGCTGTACACAGTCGGGTCGGCCACGGGCATATTCATGACGTTCATGTCTTCGCACACGGCAGCGAGAATCATCGCGTCGTATTCACACTCGTCACCCGCACCGACGTACCAGCCATCCGGGATGGACTCGCCGCGGAGCATCGTGAGCAGCATCTCGACCTGCGCAGCGGACTCAGCGGCTACAACCTCCAGCTGCTCGACGGTCGGCGCGGCGCAATCGTCTTCGTCGCACAAGTCGGCGGCGGCCGATGCGCTGTAGGCAGCAGCGCGGATGGCGCATTCGTGGTCAGGGTTGCTCGACACAGCCCATGCCGCGGCTTCGAGCGCTGCGTAGCAGGCACCGGTGCGCTCAGCCAGGCAGGCTGCAGTGGCGTCGGATGCCTTGTCGCTTGCGAAGGCGAGCTCGTCATCGTTCATCTGGCCCTTCGCGAATGCTTCTGCGACGTCCAGTGCGGCGGCCGAACGCGGGTCGACCAGTTTCTTCTGGATGCGGCGCACACACTGCACGGCGAACATGCGGGCGAGGGCAGGGGCTGCGACGTGGCCCGATGCGCCCAGGGCTTGCAGGCCGGCAGCGAGGCCGAAGTGCTCGACGATTCCCGTCACCTGGAGCTCTCCGGCGAAACCCGGGGCTAGGTATTCCTGGAGCGCGGCGTCCGCGTCCGTGAAGTCTGCGCCTTGCACGGCGCGAATGATGCGGTTATAGGTCGAAGAGACCATGCCGGAATTGAGGAGTGCTTGCGGAGTTACGGTGATGATTTGCTTTGCCATGATGCGGAAAATCCTTACTAAGAGAGGTTTGTTTTTGTTAACCAGCGTGGCTGCGGTGCGTTTTCTAAGATATACGCCCTGCGCCCAGCTGGTCGGTTATCGGCGGCGTCTGTTCGTTAACACACCACCGAGGAATGCAGTTTGCCAGATTCGCTCATACGAATACCAATAACGGATTTTCATAACAGCTAGCGTTTACAAAACTATCGGTTATAAAGAATTTATGAATGCGTGCCAAAGTGGAACGGTTAGGCTCACTAGCCGAAACATTGGCTAATTGCAATGGCACTTTTCGCAAATCCAGATATATCGCTGTTTATTCGTACAGTGTTGACGCCGCCCGGAGTTTATGTCAGGCGTCGGCGCGGAGGAGAACGAGCTCGACGGCCTGCACAGCGACAGCTTCGGACAGAGCGGCCACTGCGCGCTCCATGCGCTGGACAGTGTTGACGGCCATTTCCTGCAGGTAACGTAGCTCGCGCGCTTCGGCTTCTAGCGCGACAACGTACTGCTGCAGGTTCTCTTCGGACGGGCAGTGCTCGTAGATAGCCTTCGCGTCTTCAGCGTTGAGCTGTATGAAGGGGGACGGGGATTTCTTTTTCATTTGATGCTCCTGGGATTGGGTTTGTGTAAGGCGCGTTTGCCTTTACGAATTAGTATAGCGTGAAATGCTGTTATGTCGAGTGAGGCAGTGTGATTGAGAGCATGACATTTATGCATTGAGTAATGCGATTCGATAGCTAGGGGCTATGCTAGTGTCAGCTGGCCCTGACCTTGGCGCTTCCACAGTGCGATGATGCTTTTCTCCAGGCGCGTCACGGCAGCCGGGCCGCGGCGCTTTCCGACGAGCTCAAGGTAGTCGAGCCGGTCGTGCTTGCGTGGCAGGTTGAGAATCCAGCGGGCTTCGCATTCGTGGCGATGGTCTTCACTGGCGGTATCGACGACGCGGCCGTCGAGCAGGGTAGTGGTGGGCATGTGGTGAGAGTCTCCGGGGATACGCGCCGGCTCCGCGCCGGCGCGTGTGTGTCGTTAGATGGGCAGGCCGTCGTCTTCGTCGCGGTATCCACTGCGGAGCATCGGAGGCATGTCGAACACGCGGCGGCCACAGGACTTGCGCGACTCTTTGCCCGTCAGACGGCGCAGGATGGTGCCCATATCGTCCCGTTGCTGTTTCGTCGGCGTGAGGTAGCCAATCTGCTCGAGCACGTCCGTCGGTGTGAGGGCGGCGACACGGTTCGCTGCAGACCAGTCGAAGCGCGACAGCACCTTCTCCTCGAGGGGGTCGACCTTTTCGTGCTCGCGGTTGCTCATCTCGAGTCGCGCCTCTTCATCCGGCTCAAGCCACCACTGCTCACCGCCCTCTACGAGCTCCGCGACTTCAGCCCACAGCTGCTGCATGTCGATGCTGTGTCGGAAGTTCACTGCGATGACAGGCAGTGTCCACCAGCGCACGTTGCCGGTGTCGTCGGCCAGGAAGTTCTTCGGGTTCACGCTCGCGAAGAACACCGTGCGACGCTTGTACGTCGACTCCAGGCGGTCATACGGGCGGCGCAGCTGGTCGATGTCCTGGCTGATAAAAGCCTTCAGACGCGCGATGTCGGCTTTGCGGAACGTGCTGTCCAGTTCGCCCAGCTCGACCATCCAGTGCCCGATAGCAGAGCTGATGGTGTCTTTGTTCGCCGGGTCGACGAGCGCGCCTACTTTCAGCAGGTCACGGTTCACTTCAGGCACCAGCGCCATGAACCAGGCCGTCTTACCAATCGACTGCCCGCCCTGGAGGACCAGCACGCCCTTGCTGCGGAAGTTCGGTTTGATGACGGCAGCCGCGGCGGAGAGGAGCCAGCGGCGCACGAGCAACTTCATGAAGTCGCGGTCGAAGCCCGGCGCGAGCGTGAGCGTCTCATACAGCGCATCGAGCCGCGACACGCCATCCCACGGTTTGGACTCAATCAGCTCGCGCGCCGGGTTGAATTTGTTTTTGTCGCCGATGAGCTTCAGGTGCAAGTCTGTGTCAGCCTTCGGCATGCCGTTGCGGGCGCACAGCGTGTTGATTTCAGCGAGCGCGCAGTTCGCTGCCGTGTCTTCGTCATAGCTCCGGCCGGGGATGGTGACGATGACGTCTTTCTTCACGACGTTGTAGCGCGCCGTGATGCCGTACACGTCGAGCATCTCTTTGAGGTTTTGCCATGTGTTGAGCGGGCGGTCCTTTTCAGAGCGGTCAGGGAACACGCCGGTCGCCAGCGCGTCCAGGTCGTCGACGAGCTTGTAGGCCTTCGCCGGTGCGGTAGCGGCCGGAGCGGTGCCAATGACAGCGATGTGGTGCGACGACTCGTCGAACGACGGGCCGCCGGCGACGATGGTTTCAGTAGCGCCCTCATGCGATGTCAGGTAGCCGAGCATGCGCTCTGCGTCCCAGCCGTCCGCCTTGCCGTCTGCCAGGTCCCAGCCCGGTTCGAATTCGCCCGGCACATAGCCGACCATGGTCGTGTTTGCTGCGACGCCGTTCAGGCTGTTGGCGATGTTGTTCATTGCGATGATTCCGGGTTGTTTTTCGAGCTGCAGAACTTCGCCAGTTGCTTTGTCGACTTGCGCGTCGAAGTCGGGCCACAGCACGACGAGGCGGCCAGCGAGCGGGCTCACATCGACTTTGTCTGATGCCGGCACGCCGTTGAGCCAGGTCACGACGACAGCACGGGTGCCCACGATGGCTTGCGCTGCATCAGCGGCCTTTTCGCCTTCGACGACGATGACATCCTGGTTCGGGTGTTGCGCCAGGCGCTCGATGCCGTAGAGCGGGCGGGGCGTGTCGCCAGTGATACCGACCCAGTCCCAGCCTGCAGGGGCGTTGTCTTTGCGCTTGTCGCACCACGTGTACGGGCGGATTTGCTTGCGGTCGCCGGGGTTCTTCGGGTCGAAGCGGCACACATACATCAGCACGTTGCCGGCGGCGTCGCGATACGTCCAGACGGTGTCAGGCTTAGCGCGAAGACCTTCGTGATAGAACGTGGGCTCAGTAGCGTGAGCGGGCACCGGAAGGACCGGTACCGACCGGTTCTCGTCGATTGCGCGAGCCTTCTGAGCCACGGCTTCGACGCCAGCTTTGCGAGTCACGGCGTTCAACGTGATGCCGTTGTTTTCGGAGAGCTCGCGGGCGGCTTCACCTTGCTTCATTCCATGGAGGTAGGCGTACAGGCTAATCATGTCGCTGCCGGAGTCTTTCGTTGCAAAGTCCGACCAGACGCCCGTCTTCAGATTGATGCTGAAGCTGCCGGCCTCGCTGTCGCCGCGCGTCGGGTTCGGCGCTACCCATTCGCTGTTGCGACGCTTGCCGTCGGGCAGCCACATCGGTACTACGACTTCCGGGTTGAGGCTGGACTTGATTACTGCGAAATCTGCTTTTTGCATGTTGCGTGTGTTGATGAGAGAGAGATAGGGGTATAGGTTTTTTTTGGTGCTGCTTTACTGCGTGCGGGCTGCGACGGTGAGCTCGAGAACGCGGAACGCATGCTCAGGAATCACCTGCTTGCGCGCGTTGTCGCTGCGCCAGATGCGGACCGTCTGATTGCTGCGGCCGAGGATTTCCGACACGTCAGCGATGCTCAGCTGTTTGTCGGCCATGAATGTGAGCAGGCGCTCTGTGCTGGGGTGAATCATTGATGTTACTCCGGTTGGTAAGGGTTCGTATAGTGTGTAATGCGCTGTTTGCATCACACAACGAAGTATAACGTAAAATGCACGTCTGTCGAGTGTTCAACCGGGGTAACGAGGCATGAAGCGGGAAAACTGCCCAGGCCCAGGGCAGTTTTGACGCGTATGACATTTATCTATCGGTGGGCCGCGGATTGATAGCCGAAGGCTATGCAGGGCCGTTTGAGCGTAGGAGTGCGAAAGGTACAGGCGTAAAAAAACCCCGCGCTGGCGGGGCTTCTGAGGATGTTACTTGCTGCGTGACTCGATGGTCAGCTCGAGCACGCGCAGCGCGTCGGCGGGTATGACCTGGTTGTCGCAGCGCCAGATTCGAACCGTCTGCGGCGCGCGGCCCAGGATTTCAGCGACATCGGCGACTTCGAGCCGGTGCTGTTCCATCAGTTCGAGCAGGCGCTGCGTGCGTTCGTTCATAGTGTTAGTTAACAGAAGTAGTTAATAGGTGAGCAGATGTATAGAAGTATAACCTAGGCGACGCATTCGCAAGTGCGAATCCAATAGAATTTAGCTATTTGGCCGATAGCCCAAAACTATTGATAACTTCTATTATGTCAAATTGGGCAGGCGATGGACGTAAAAAAGCCGCCTCGCGGGCGGCCTGGTGTGTGCTTGCTTCGGCTTACTCGTCGTCGTCGTCGTGCGCTACCCGACGGTCGTGAACGTATAGCCCATCGTCGTGCATCGCGTCGTTCATCGCTTGCGGATACGCGTGGTCGTCAACAGAAATCGGCGCGGTGCGTTCGCGCAGCTGCGCGAACGTGGCTTTGTCGAGGATGCCGTAATTGCGGCACTCACCCTCCGGGCTCACGACCAGCACCAGGTACTCATCGTTGTCGAGCTGGTACACATCGACACGGTTGCCGCCCATGAGAGTGATATACGGAGTGTGCAGCGCCTCAGTCGCCGTGCGCGATGCTGCATGTGCTTGCTCGAGGGTCCACGGGGTGTTGATGTCAAATGTATTAGTCATGTTGTTAAATCCTAAGAGAGAGGTTGTGTTGTCTTCGCTTTGTTTGCATAACAGTATAGCGCGAAGTGCAGCTATGTTAACAGTCGGAGTTAACTATCACAATTGATATTTTCTATCGCCCCGCCGGCTATGGACTATCACGGCATGTCCGTGACCTGGCGGCTGTCGGCGCGCGCCGGGCATCGCGCTGAGCGTGGAGCTGCAGGTCTTGCCTTCAGTGATGTGCTGGTTCGGAGCTGCTCGAGGGACAAGAGGGACAACGGAGGGACAACGAAAGGGACAACGTTGTCCCTCGAGAACACCGCTTATTTAAAGGCTCTTTTCCTCAAAAATGGGTCAATAGGGACAAGAGGGACAACGTTATACAAAGTAGTAATGTATCTATAGAAAACCTATAGGTCCTATAGGATTGCCAGTAGCTTGTCCCTCTTGTCCCTATTGCAGCAATATTTCCAAAAAGAGGCTTCTCTGCCTCGAGTTTTCGGAGGGACAACGTTGTCCCTCGTTGTCCCTCGTTGTCCCTCGAGCGGCTCTGAACTAGCACATTCCTGAAGGCCCACCTATTTCAAACTTGCTTTGGCATTTTACATAATAAACACTATACTATTGGTATTGACAAAACCATT